TGCCAGTTATCTTTTGTCCGCCGGATATTACCGGGATTGCAGTTTCTTATTCCTCTTGGCTCCATAAATGTCTTTTTACCACGTTCCACATTATGCCCCTTTCGCCGAATAGATGGCCGCTTGGTACTTGTTCCGGATAGGCAGGGCCGTAAAGCGTTTCTGGAAGCCAATTACGTCGCCGCGCTGTTCCGGATCCTTGTACTTGGCAAACACCTCGATGTCTCCGTCCGCACGCATCACCTCGTTAGCGCAGTAGAAGAGCGAGCACTGCGTGTCGGTATCTGCCGCCTTCGTGCCGAATGCCACCTTTGCGCCTGTAGAAGCGTTGTAGTAAGGCAGTTGGCTGAAGGTATAGAGGTCGAAACCGAAAATCTTGTTTCCAGTCAGCATCTCCTTGTAGAGCTTCATGTCCTCCGCCATGAGGTCGGCCAGGTGGTACGGGTTCAGGACGGCCACCATCGTAGCCGGGTCGATGTCCTTCGAGCGGAACCAGGCGTCCATGTCCAGGATGTCCTGGAAGCTTAATGCCACCAAGCCTTGCTTGTTCGTATTACCGCTGGTCTTTCTTACCGGCGTCAGTTCCTTGTTGGTCTGCGGGGCCCAGTTGTTGGCCGCGAAAGCAGCCGTCTTGGCCTGCAAGGTATTGCGGTGCTGGCGCACAACACTTTCCATCTTGTCGTAAGCCAGTTCCATCGCTTCCACGTTGCGGACCACCGTATTCTTGGTGTCGAACGTATGGAGCGGGAGTTCCAACGCCGTATCCGAGCGGCTGGCCGTCGGCACGGGGAAGGTGGTGTTATCGACAAGCACTTCCGGATCGACACCGGCTTCCGCCAAATTGATTTTGTTATACTCCACCATCGCCGTCATGTCCACCGAACGGGCCAGGAACGTGCGGCTGGGGTAGAACCCTTCCATCAGCATGGAAATCCAAATCTGTTTTTCTATTGCCATGTTTAATCACTGTTTAAATGTTACTTAATTCGTTTCTTTAGTTCCTCGAAAGCTTCCGGATCGGTTTCCTTCAGGCGTTTCAATCCTTCGGGGTCTTCCTTGGCCCATTTGAGGTAGGTCCAGTCCATGCGGTCTTTCGTGGCTGCCGCTTTGCCGGATGGATTGACTTTATCCGACAGCGTTTCCTTTGCCGGGATGGCTTCCAGTGTAGTCTTGGCCATCTCAAAGTCGGTAAGGGCAAGTTTTACAAACTGTTCTTTCTTATCCGCCGTGATACGTCCGTCTTTGACTGCCAAATCGACCAATGCTTCCGCTTGGGCTTTGCGTTGGCCTTCCAATTCTTTCTCCGCCTTCTCCGTGCGGGCTTTCAGTTCCATAATGGCAGCGGATATGGCTTTTCCGTCCGCTTCCGCGCTTTTGAGGCCAAGAGCCGTGTAGGCATCGGCCGTTAAGATGATTTTGTCCATTTCGTCTGTTTTGTTATTGATGTTTAATAATGATTCGATACTCAGCCGGATCTGGTCGTCAGGGATGGCTTCTCCTTGTGCGTTATAAAGACGGAGCGCGTTCCGGTTACTGGGTACGCTGACCAGGCTGACCTCGCACAGTTCCCAGTCCGTTATCGTGATGCGTTCCTCGCCGTCCGGGTTCGTCCTGAGCTCCACCGCATAAATCATGATACCGGGACTGCATCCTTTTAAGAATCCCTTTTCGCCCTGCCGCTTGCATTTGGCGGCCAGCGCGTCCTCTTCGTCATACACGGGAGTGCCGATCAGCTTTGTCCCTTCCACGCGAAGTCCGGTCATTTGGCCAATCAACTTGTCTGCCTCATGATTAAACAGCATTACCGGATTGGCGTTAAAGCGTTCAAACCGTCCGGCCGCGTTCAGGAGGACAAAGCCGTGGCTGTTCACTACACTCTCATCGTTCAATATGTACTCACCTTTGTTCATGCTTACCGTTGTTTTTACCGCAAACTTACCAACGGGCCGCATGTGGAAAAAACTGAGTTGAAATTCTTTACACTTTGGTTTACTGCCACTTTAATTTACTTGAACTTTGCCCTAAAATTTTAGATTATGAGCCCCAAAGAGAAAGATACAAAGACAGGTATCAGAGTGAAAGACCCGCAGAAATATGAATATGCCTACCTGCTTTACATGCAACGCGTCCCCCAAAAGGAGATTGCTGACCGGGTGGGCGTCAGCCAGCAGACATTATCCAAGTGGAAAGATGATGGAGGCTGGGAACTGAAACGTGTGGCACGGACTGTGAGCCGCGACCAGATTATCAATAAAACGCTGATGAAGATTAACGAGCTGCTGGATAGTGAGGAGGATTTCAACGGCGACGAGTTCGCCAAGCTCTCCAGCCAGCTTGAGAAGATTAAGGGCGGCTATACGATGGACGACGTGGCGGACATCCTGACCAAGTTCGGCGACTACATCATTGAGCAGAGCGCATCGGATAAGGCCATCACAACTGAGTTCGTCCAGCTCCTTACCAAGTATCAAGACAAGTACCTTTTAATGCGTATCAACAATGGCTAAAGGACGTATCACCAAAGAGCGATGGAAACAATGGGAAGAGCGCAAGAAGCTCATCCTGTCGGCAGACTTCCGCCTGGCCGATACCGGCGAAGCACGGGAAGCCCGCATCGAAAGGGCTCGGAAAGACTATCAATACTTTGTAGAAACCTACTTCCCGCACCTTTGTACCGACAAGGAAACCGGCGAAGTGATACGCTCCGGCAAGTTTCAAATAGACGCGGCAAAGTATCTGAAGGCGCACCGCCATACCCGTGCCGTCTTCGAGTGGGCTCGCGGCCATGCCAAGAGTACCCACGTCAGCCTCCTGATTCCTATCTGGCTCATGGTGCAGGAGGCAAGGACGATACACGTCATGATACTGGTCAGCAAGTCGGAAGACAGTGCCGACCGCCTCCTGTCCGACCTCCAGTGTGAGCTGCAATACAACACCCTGCTCCGAAAAGACTTCGGTATCGAGATAGACGAAGGCAGCTGGAGCATCGGCGAGTTCAAGACCAAAGACGGGATGCTCTTCATGTCGCTCGGACGGGGACAGTCGCCACGCGGCATCAAGAACCGGGGGCAACGACCGGACTACATCGTGATTGACGACATTGACGACGACGAGATGGTACGCAATCCCTCCCGCGTTTCGACGGCGTTCGACTGGTGCCTCTCCGCCCTGCTCGGCGCAATGGATATGGGACGCGGGCGGTTTGTATTGGTCGGTAACCGCATCGGCAAGGATAGCATCCTGAGCCGCTTTGCCGAACGTCCGGACACGCATCATACCGTCGTGAACGCCCTTGACGCCTCCGGCCAGCCTTCGTGGAAAGAGAAATACAGTCGCGAGGAAATCCTGAAGCTCCGTACCTACATGGGTGAACGTCGTTTTCAAAAAGAGTACATGAACAACCCGATAAACGAGGGAGCCGTCTTTCTCCGCAAGCATATCCGGTACGGACGAATGCTGCCCCTGAAGGAGTACCGTACGCTTATCTGCTACACCGACCCGTCGTTCAAAGCGTCGGCTACGAACGACTTCAAAGCGACGATGCTGGTTGGCAAGACGCGGACGGGGGCTTATCACGTCCTGAAGGCATACGCCGACCAGACCAGCGTCTCGGCAATGGTTGCTTGGCATTACGAGGTGGACGGCTACGTGGCGGGGCGCGTCCCGGTGATGTACTTCATGGAAAGTAACTTCATCCAAGACCTGATGATCGACGAGTTCCGCAAGGTAGGCGACGCGATGGGCCACCAAATCCCCATACGGGGCGACAGCCGCAAGAAGCCGGACAAATTTTCACGCATCGAAGCCATGCAACCGCTTTTCGAACGGGGACTTATCCTCCTGAATGAAAAAGAAAAAGAATCGCCAGGTATGATGCAGCTGGTGGAACAGCTTCTGATGTTCGAGAAAGGCAGCAAGGCGCACGACGATGCCCCCGATGCCCTCGAAGGAGCCGTATTCCTGTTGAACCAGCGCAGCTTGGCTTGTGCCGGGACGTATCGGATAGGAAGGAGGACAAGTTGGAAGTATTGACGAATTAGTTTTACCTTTTAATTTTTATACAGTTATATGTTCATAGAAATATCAGAACTAAGCACCGTCGCCGCCGAATACAAGGTGGAGGAGATAACGGATTACGACAGCAGCATCGCACAGCAGTGCATCTTGGCGGCTGTCAAACGGGTACGCCGGTTCCTCTCCGGACGGTATGATGTGGACAGCATCTTCACTGCGACCGGCGAGGAACGCGACGCGGAACTGGTGGAGATTTGCAAGAACATTGCGCTCTGGTTCCTCGTGCGCCGCTGCAATGTAGATATCCTTTATAACCGTGTCAAAGAAACTTACGACCGCGACATGGCCTATCTCCGAGAACTGAAAGAGGGCAGCATCCCGTCCGACCTTCCGCTGCGGGAAACAGACGGGCAGCCGGTAAGTATGCTCCGCGCAGGCAGTAACCGGAAGTTCTCGCATTCATGGTAAATATGGGCGTTTAAACGCCGTTTAAACTTCAATATAAGGCAGTATGAGAAAGCAAAAGTATAATTATTACCGATTCAGGAACGGAGGGCAGAAAAAGCCCGTTCCTCATGTCCGCCAGCGGGAGGGGCTGGTGAGGCAGATTGTCCCGAAGTCCATCAGCCGGGTACGAAAGGATATGGAAAGCTGGAGGCGTGCCCTCCGCCAGGCAGACAGCGTGGAACGTCCGCGCCGCCGGGAGTTGATGGACCTTTATGCCGACGTCATGCTCGATGCCCTTCTTACGAGCCAGATTGAACAGCGCATCGGCCGCACGCTCTCGGCGGAGTTCAGCCTGAAAGACGCGGCCGACCAGGTGGACGAGGAGGCCACGCGGCTGCTCTCCGGGGCGGTCTGGTTCCCGCTCCTCTTGCGCTACATGCTGGAATCCGTCTTCTATGGCCATTCCTTGGTGGAGTTCTCCGCGAAAGAGGGGGACGGACTGGACGTTACCCTGATTCCGCGCCAGAATGTCGTACCCGAAGAGGGGCTGTTCCTATTTGACAGTACAGCGGATGCGGGGATTCGTTATCGGGAGATGAGGGAGTATGGGACGTATGTCGTGGAGTTCGGTTCGCCGCGCAACTATGGGCTGTTGAACAAAGCCGTCCCACATGCCCTCTTTAAGAAGTTCGCCCATTCGTGCTGGAGCGAGCTTTGCGAGATATACGGCATCCCGCCGCGCTACATCAAGACCAACACGCAGGATCCGGCGATGCTCGACCGTGCTGAACAGATGCTGCGCGACATGGGCTCGGCAGCTTACTTCATCATCGACACCGAAGAGGAGTTCCAGTTCGCCAGCGGGGTCTCGACGAACGGGGACGTGTATAACAACCTCATCTCACTTTGCAACTCGGAAATGTCGCTCTTGATTAGCGGAGCCCAAATCGGGCAGGACACCAAGAACGGAAACCGGAGCAAGGAAGAGGTGGCCGTGAAGCAGCTGGAGAAGTATGTCAATTCCGACAAGCGGCTTACGGAAGATTACATGAACAGCATCGTCCTTCCTGCCCTGTTCCGGCTGGGATTCCTGCCCGATGGTTTGCGTTTCTCGTTCAACAGCGAAGAGGACACCGGCCAGCTCTGGGAACGTACCGCCCAGGCAATGCAATACTACGAGGTGGATCCGGATTGGATCCGCACGAAGTTCGGTATTGAAGTGACCGGAAAGCGGGGCACGCAGGACAGTTTTTTCGGATAAGCCCCGCCGCAGTCGCGGGGCGGCATCTCCGGATCGGAAGCCTCTACCGGGACGGGCTGGAAACGCTGGCAGCAGAAGGGGGAGATAATATAAGTATAGACGAAAGCGTCCTATTGGAAGCCTTCCGGCATATCTACGAGGAAAACGGCTTTACCGTGGAGATGATTACGGATAAGGCCGTCCGGAAACTTATCGATGAATATGCTGCGGCTTTCTCCGGTGCGATTGCGCCATCTGTCCAAAGCGGTGTCATTCCGTCCGTCATGGCGGAGCACCTACGGAATGATGTCTTTGTTTTCTCCGGATTCAAGACCTATCAGGAACTGAAAGAGGCGGCCGCCTTGCTGATGGATGAAAAAGGGCTTGTAAAGAGTTTCGATCGTTTTTACCGCGACATCACAGCGATTAAGGAGGATTATAACCGCCATTGGCTGAAAGCGGAATACATCTTTGCACGGGCCTCTGCTGAGATGGCCGCCAAATGGAAGGACTTCGAGGCAGACGGCGACCGCTACAACCTGCAATACCGGACGGCGCATGATAACCATGTACGCCCTGAGCACCGTCCGCTGCATGGCATTACCCTGCCGCCCTCCGACCCGTTCTGGGACGAGTTCTTCCCGCCCAACGGCTGGCGCTGCCGCTGCACGGTGGTCCAGGTACGCAAAGGCAAATATCCCGAATCGGACAGCGCGACCGCCATCCAGCAGGGACGGGAAGCCACCTACCAGGCCGGGCGGAACGGGGTGAACAAAGCC